CTAACACAGTATTCGGAAGCTTGTACTGATCGGGCATGCACTGGGGAGGATCTTTGAAACCTATATCGGGAATCTTCGGTTCGTTTTTTTCCAACCACTCCAGTATGTCTTGCGTTTTGTGCCTCTTACCGTACCTCAATTCGAACTGGACGCATATCTCGAGTCCGTGCTTGACTAACCACCGATAGTGCTGTATCGATTCCCTTGTCCATTTAGAAGACGGGTGGTTCCTGTGAGAAACTTTGTAAGGGGCAGAGGATCCGTTTTCCCAGTGCGCTGTACAAAGCATTTGAGCAGACTCTATCTGCATCTTACAAACGTGTTGATCGCAGAGCTGCTTTGCAGCGAGTACGGGGTCCGCATCGATGTAAAAAACGTTCATAAGAACAATTTAACTTTTATTTTTTGATTTTTTGCTGTAAGGGATCAAAGTGTTCAATTTGTCCCTCCTACGCGTGCACCCGCAGTCCTCTTTGCCAAAGACGCGTGCTATCTTCTCTGCCATTAAGTGAAGACCAAAGAAGTGCGTGATTTTTTCTACCGTGTCTCCCAGTCCCTTTTGTTTCAATTTTGGATATTTTTGTCCTTCTCTATGATGTTCGATATCGATAGCGCCATCATGGCTATCTGCATCCATATAGATCCCATCTGCGCCCTTAACTTGCTAATGACGAAGTACTGGTACACTTGCAGCGCCATTAGTATCACGATTACAGATAGGTACACCTGCTCAGCGTTTAGATTGATAACCATTTTTTATTTTAAATATAACGCGATCTAGCTGAAATAGGAAATAATACTTTCTAGTGATTTTACGAGAAAGAAGCAGATTTCCAAGCAGTGCCGTTATAGATGTATAAAAAGTTTGTGGTTGGATTGAAGTACATCGATCCTGTCAAAGGATTGAGGGGATTGTTTAAGTTGTCTGGTACCTTTATGGATCCGCTAAGATTCACATCGACCCTAACATCGAACACGTCTTTTCTGGTAGCTTCTGAATTTCCTCCTCCCACGACAAAAGAAGAAGACACGTTTCCTTGTGTATTGTAAGATCCGAAAGAAGCTTGGAAGGAACCAGAAGCGATAGTGCTATTGCCTGAGGAAAAAGACGCAGTTCCGTAAGAAACGCTACCTGATCCTTGAGCGTGTGAGTACGTTCCTATTGCGTTTGTTCTCCACCCTTCTGCGTGAGAGTAGGAACCAGAAGAAGTTGTTGAGTTCCCTTCAGCGTGAGAGTAAATACCCTTGGAATACGCAACCCATCCTTCAGCGTGAGAACCTTGCGCATAAGATATGGAAGAATACCCTTCAGCGTGGGAGTAAGAACCAGAAGAAACAGCATACGATCCCTCAGCGTGTGAATAGCTTCCAACTGATGTACTTGATCCTTCAGCGTGAGAACATACCCCATAAGATATGGAAGTTCCCCCTTCAGCGTGGGAACCTACCCCATAAGATATTGCACCAAAACCCTCAGCGTGAGAGTAGGAACCAGAAGAAGTTGTTGAGTTCCCTTCAGCGTGGGAACCTGTACCTTTGGATAAAGTGTACCATCCTTCAGCGTGAGAATGGATACCCAAAGAGATATTCGTGTATCCTTCGGCGTGAGAGTAGGAACCAGAAGAAATGGAACTCTCTCCCTCTGCGTGGGAACCTGTACCTTTAGAGTTTGTATTTAATCCTTCAGCATGAGAGTACGGTCCAATGGAAATTGAACCGCCCCCTTCAGCGTGTGAAGATTCTCCTGGCGATGAAGAGCTGTTGCCTTCGGCGTGAGAGGTATCTCCAGAAGAAATAGTAAACACTCCCTCGGCGTGTGACCACGCTCCGATTGCTGAAGTAGCTGCGCCGTGAGCGAGAGAAAAAACTCCTCCTGCTGTATTACTGCCCTCATCCCCTATAATAACCGAACCAGTAACTGTTAGGATACCCCCCAAAGAGGTGTTTCCGTTTACGCTTAATTTAGATCCCCAATCTGTTGCTGGTTGTCCTATCAATACGTTTTGGTCAGATCTTCCTAACATCACTACGTTAGACATAGTGGTGGACATTTGGGTACCGATTATCGTAGAATTTGAGATAGACGATGGATTTGAAGCTTCGTATTGCGCTCTGTACCCTATAGCAATGACGCTGGTATGGGAAGCAGTAAAATTGTTTCCGTATCCTGATTCAGCGCCCAGATAAGTGTTCCAGTTTCCTGTAGATAGAACTCCACCGGCGTCTTCTCCTACTGCGGTGTTTTGTCTGCCGGTATTCAAATATTCTAAAGACCAAACGCCAATAGCTGTGTTGTACCTCTGACCCGCGCTTCCGGTAAAGCTGTGCAGCGACCAATGCCCCAATGCGGTGTTGCCTCTTGTGCCGCTATCTAGTGTAACGGATTCAAGAGCGTTAGCTCCTATAGCGATGTTTCCGTAAGCCGAACCCGCGCTACTGCTGTTCCAATTTAGATTTGTACTTAATATGTAAAGAGAATCGTAATTTACTGAAGGCGCTGGTCCCGACGGTAGTCCTCTGTAGAGCGTGATAACGCTATTTTTTTGTGAAGAGCTGTAGTAATTCAATAAATTAAAAACGTCCTGGTTGGATCCTGAATAAAAGTTTATTGGTGCTCCGTAAACGTTGACCGCTCCGCTTACGTACACTTGTTGAGATAGCGTATTAACGTAACTAGCAGAAAGAGAGTTTATAGCCCAAGAAGCGGTAGCTGCGTAGGAAGCTGTGCTTGCAGTTCCAGCGTTTGTTGAGTTGTTGGACCACGAGGCCGTAGCTACAGTCAAAGCAGTCACCGCAAAAGAAGAAGACTGGGCGTTAAGCACATAAGAAGCTGTATTGGCGGTAGCTACGTAAGAAGCAGTAAGCGCGCTGTTAACGTAGGATGCAGTCAGAGCGTAACTGGCGGTCATTGAGGCCGTTTGGTTTGTGAGTACAACGTTTGATCCGTTGACGGTCAAACTCCCAGTTATTGTAGTACTTCCTGTTATTTGGTGGGAACTAGTTAAAAATGTTCCCCAAATGGTAGAACCTGTGACCACACTCACTGAAGAAGTGACAATCAAAAGATAGTTTGCAGTGAGAGTGCCCCTAACGTTGAAATCGTCGGCTGAAGAAGCGGTTTTAGCGTTGACTGAGTTTATAGCCCAGCTTGAAGTACCTGCCAAAGATCCCGTTGCTCCCGAACCCAATACCAAAGGACCCCCCATGTTGAAGCTTCCTGTGGTGTCCATGGAAAGTTGGCTCTGCGTGCTTCCGCTCTTTGCTATTATGTTTAGCCCCTTGTTTTGGTAAATTATAAAGTCAGACATTACAGTATGTAATTTTCCATGTTAGTTAAAACGTTGAGTCCCTGTGGTTCGAAAACTACGTTAGCTGATGCTGTAACGTTTGATACAACGTTTTGTGTGTATATGTAGTGTCCAGGTGTTGTGTCTATGGCAAGAGAAGACGTGTTTGTCATGAGTATGGCGTCCTTTAAAGCTACAGATACTACGTTAGTGACCGGAAAATAGAACACTGGAGAAGCACTACCAGACGTTTGGTTTTTGAATATTCCTGTGAATACGTGCTTGTTCACTAGTCCAGTTTGGTACGTGTAATCCGTGTAAACTACCGAACCGCTCTGGTTGGAGAAGCTTCCCTCGTACACAATTCCTGAATTCTTGTTGCCTGTTTCTGTACCAGCGTAGTTGCTGAGGAATATGGAAGGCTGAGCTCCCGAGTAGGTTGTGAAATACCTAAGGCAATTATCGCACTTTAATTTGACTTTACAGTTTGTACCTGAGTACCCAGGACTGCTTATTCTGTTTCCAAAATACCCTTCTACGTGTGCGTTTTTGATGTTGATACTTAAGTTAGAGTTATAAGAACCCGTATAAGCTGATGTAAAATAGTTTGCTATGGAGTATTTACTGGATCCGAATGGAAATCCTGCGTAAGTATTAGAAGAATCATCGAACCTTTGATAGAGGTTGTCTATCGATATGTTTATGTCCGAGTTCTTCATCGTGTTAACGTCTACTCCACCGTTGGTGTTCGTAACGGAAAAAGTATAAGTGGCGGAATTGCCTTGTACTACCGAATCGTGAAAGTAGTTTCCTACTTTTACGTCGAACAGTCCGCCAAAGGAAGAAGCACCTCCTATGTTTATGCCGTACCAGTAGTCTGCGTAAGAAGCGCCTATTCCCAAATTTTGTCTATCGGACATGACTATGTGATCGAAAGTAGCGTTAAACTGGGGTTTTGCCTTAGCGGTCGGCATCACTCTCCTGGACTCTGCTGTAATTACGTTGGAGTTGTAAGATCTGAAGCTTCTCACATTTAGGTCAATCTGATCGAATGCTACGAAGTTTAGCGGATCGTACATGTTTGCAACGATCTGATCCGCGTTAAACACTAAGTTCGCTCCTGCGTTGTCTACCAGGGCCAACCTTCCAACTATGCCGTTTGCCTCTCCGTAAACTACGGTAAAATTACCCTGACCGTAGAATCCTGAGTTTATAGTTGCGTCGCTTCCTGAGGAACAGAAAATGGGCATGTCCACAACTTTGTTTATCAGTCTTAGACCGCTTCCTATACACCAGTTGTAGTACACGTTGTTTGACAATAGGGACGTGTACCCAACCGAAGCGAGGGTAGAGTTGAAACCCAAATCTGCGTAAGTGCTTGTACCAGAAGTTCCATCGGATGATCCGTTGTTGCTTGGTGTAGAATCACCTACCGTCCATACTGTGGGGCTAGTTACGTTTATGATAGCAGTACTGTAGTTTCCTGTTGCTAAAGCTGTAGATGCTGCTACCCTTGCTGAGTAGGGATCTGGATAGGGATACAGCGCGCTATTCATCTTAGCAAGGGAAAGCTGAGTGTTATAGTCCGTGTTAGGAGAGGAGTAAGTGTTTATGTCAGTCCAAGAAGAACTTATCGATCCTGAATACAGTTTTTGAACGTAGAACACCGCAACGCTTGTTTGCGAAGGAGAAACTACTTGGTTCGAAACTATGCTCTGCGAAAGGAAGGTAAAGTTACCGTCCAATTCCGTAAAAGTAAGGGGTGTCCCCTTTGTTGATCTTAGTACTAAAGGCATTTTATAGTGTGTTTTCTACGTAATCTACTAAAACGTAACTGGCATCTACGTATCCTGCGTAAGGGGCAGGAGGAAGAGTATTTTTATTCGGGACGATATTCGTTGCGTCTATCGTTTGAGTAAATATTACACTCTTTATGCTTTTAGGCTTAAGCCCGTCTAAGTACGACGAATTTGCCGTAGCTACATCGGGAGAAAGCAAAGACGTCTTTCTCAAAAAATTTTGATTAGGTATAGACGGTCTTTTGTTTTTTATGGACATATACTCTAATAAATATCCACAAAAATTACTTTTTGCCTATTAGTTTAGTGGTACCCTTATCGTACTTGGGAAAGAACGGGCAGTGCCTGCACTTTGAACCGCAACACTTACCTCTTTGGATGTGGTAATTTTCTGTAAATACAATTTTTCCGTTTTCCAAGTAGTAGTGGACATTTTGCTCAAGCTGCTGCTTCTTCATTGGGTTTTACTTGTTCCCCTTCTTTTTGTTGTTTCGTTGCGTAGTCGGAAAGGGTTTCAGGCGACAATCCGTTGAACACCGCTACTATCGAAAGAATTATGTTCACGCCTTTAAAACACCATTCGATAATTGACTTTGTCATGTCGGTTAAAGGAATAGGCGTTTCGTTTATCCAAACTGGTAAACTCAGCGTCGCTAGAGTGACGGCGGAGAACCACTTGATTAGAGTTGGGCTCGGTGGAAGGTCTAAGGTTTTTAAGTTCATTTTCATGGTAGCGATTTTTTATCAGAACCATGTTTGCAATAAATATATCTTACTTAACAGGACACGCTCCAGTCGCGCAATCCTCTATATCAAATTCTTCCTCTTTGACTTGTACCGAAGTGATCGGTGTTACACCACTCACCATTTCTTCGTACTGCTCCTTTGTTATAGTCTCGTAGGGAGCCTGATCGAACCCGTGGCCGTAATAAAGCAAGAAAGAAACGGTTTTTATTTCGTTTCTGAAGTGATCCTTGAGGTACTGTTTGATGTCTTCGAGGTCCTCTTTCTTGTAGTATATCGTGCAGCTGACCGAATTGTCCGACCACTCTGCCTGCATTTTCCTGATCATGTCCATTTGGTCCTTCCAACTGTAATCAGCTGCGACCGGAGTTGTCTCTGGCAACTTGCAGGGGAAAGAAACAACTACCGTCGCTTTGTCCTCGCTGCCATCGAACTTGCGTTGGTGTTCTACGTGGTAACCGTGCTTTTTGCAAACCTCTATGAGAGGCGAAGACGAGGACATTCTGATCCTTCTTATGTAGTATGGACCTGCTGGGTTTGGATGCACGCCTGGGGTTACACCCGCCAAAAGACTAAGTGTTCCGCTTGGTTTGACCGTAGTGAGTTTTATGCTCACTGGAAAACCGTGTTTCTCCGAGTAGTCCTTGTCGTATTGCCTCAGCCAAGTGTATGCGTCTTTGAGCCAAGATCTCTGTTCTTCTGTCGCCTGAAGTATACCTGTCATACCTATTCCCATCCTCATGTTCTTGTGAACGATGTCTTCTGTTTCTTTTAGCGAGCAGTGAAGCGCCAAAGAGTGTTTGTTCATCCTATATGAATATGTCAGAACTTCTAATAGTTCATCGTAGCTTTCAATGTTCGGAAGGTACACCTCTCCAAGACAACAAGTTTCGTGGTTGGCCAGTGATTGTTCTGCACAGGGATTAAATCCTTCGACTTCGGGATCTGGATACTGCGTTTCTCCTGTTCTTCCGACCAGTCTTGAAAGTTCTATATTGATCAGTCCGTAGGGTTCTCCCTGGTTGTAAGTGTCCCAAAATTCGTTGGGAAGATCGTCTATGTTTTCTGGAGCAACTATGGAGTTGTTGCTCATTGCTCTCCAGTTGGGAATCGTACCCAAATCCCAACGCTTGGCCTTCAGGTATTCAAGATCGTCGTAGTCCCCGATCGCAATCTGCGCTGACCTTCTAACGTTTCCAGAAACAACTATGTAACCTATGATGTTCATTACGTCTAGACAGTCTATAGGACGAAGCTTCTTATTTGATCTAGAATTTAGGATCCTCGATATTTCAGCGATGCCCCAACAGAGTTCTTCTGGTCCCGAAGCGGTGCCTCCGAAACCTTTGATAGGCGCACCCTTGCTTCTAATCAATTGCGTTGAATAAGAGAATCCCTCGCCCGAATAGAAGTGGGCTTTTAGCAACTTACCAAGTAGTTTCACCCACCCCTCTCTTGTATCGGGAACTATGAAGTCGGCCGATGGGGTATCTTTCCTTTCTATTTTGACTTTGCCCTTTAGTTTGGGCAATTGGTAAACGTTCTGCTTTTGAATGTTGTATCCAACTCCAGAGCCCAACATCAGCATTTCGAAAGTCCACGTGAACGGTCTGATCGGTTCGTTGACCGTTACGAACGCGCAGTTTTGAAGAGACGGTAAACCGAGTTTGTCTACAGTTTTTGTTCCGAGCTGCCACATGAACCTACCAGCGGTAGAGAACTTGAGTTTCATTCTCAGTTCGAAGTACCTCTTTTTTTCTTGTTCGGTAAATCCTACTTTGAGTTGTTTTTCTGCGGAATCCAATTCCCTTGCTACGACTTGGTGGAACTCTTCAGTCTTTGAATTGTGATCGTCTTCCTTTATTCTCCTTGCGTAAGTCCTCTTAAACGTAATGTAGCCAATTTCTCCCCAAGGAATAGTTGGCATTTCTTGAAACAAGTCGGTCATGGTCATGGTTTTTCTAACTCTGCCTTGTACAGAGCCTACTTTGGCCTGTAAAAATTGGTTGATTTTTTACGAGCCGGTGTTAATTAATAAATTTTGTTACTTACTTTTTGGGTAGAATATTAAGATTTGTGGTCTTTTTATTCTCAAGGGACGTAGTTCCCCTGTCTTCTTGGTTGATCAATCGGCCAGTTATCCTCTTGTACTGTTCGTTACCTGTGCTGTTGAGCTGCGCGATTTTATTATCGTACTTAGGCGGGTTTTCAACAGTCCTAAAAGAATCGTTCTTTTTGGAAGTTTTGTACTTGGATATTAAGTTGGTGCTGGCCATGATTTATGTTTGTATTAATAAATATGCTAAACTCCGCTTAGTTGGAAAAACTTTTTAGACAATTCCTGCTTTTCTTGGTTCGTAAACGTACTGTTTTTTGAATAACTATTGTTACCGTTTGAGTCTATAGTAAGATCTTCGTCGTTCATCTCGTTTGAGCTTATGTCAATGTGTCCGTTTGAAGTGTCAAGTTTGGCAGAATACGTCATTCCATCCATGCCGTACCTGTTCTTCATGATGTGAATCCTACCGGTTCCCTTTACCTTGTCTTCCCTTTTTCTAGAAAGAGACATGGCAAAGTCGGCGATCATCATCTTGTTGTAGGACCCTGCTGCTTTGTCTCCCTCTATCACATCGTCTTTTGCTCCTGCCCTGTTGACCTGACTCACTGTCCAAATTGGGACTTTCAATTCTCTAGCGAGACCCTTTATCGATGTATAAATATCGTCTATCTCGTCCTTCCTCTCGTTGGACCTGTTTTTTGACTTTAGGAGGTCTATGTAGTCTATGATCACCAAATCTGGTGGGCATCCCAAATCCTTACACTTTTGTATGTGCGCTTCTACGTTTGCTGATGTAGATTTTCCCATCGTGAACTCTTTTATTATGAGTTTACCTGGGAGTTTCTGCACAGCGTCTTCCACTTCCTTTCTGTACTTGTGAACCTCTTTGAATGGGATTCCAGTGAAAAGAGCATCGTACCTTATGCCAGTGTAGTTATCTGACAATTCTAACGTGTAGTGACAAACGTTGAAACCAGCGGCAACAGCGAACGCTCCTATGTTCACAAGCATCCAAGACTTTCCCCCACCCGGGTTACCGAACACCAGTCCTAGATCTCCAGCGCCCAGTCCTCCCATCAAAAGTTCGTTAATGTGAGACCAAGAAGTGGCCACAGCTTTTCTTTCTTCCTGCCTGTACCTTGTCTCTATGTCTTTATCGTACTCGTGACCTATGTTCTTCTCTTGACCAGCTTTTAGGGCCTGGTTTATCGTAGATCTTATCTCATCGTACTCTCCCCGACCCAGAAGTTCTACAGAATTGAGTAACGCTTTCTTTAGTTGCTGATTCTTGCAAAAGTTAGAAAACTCTGTTTCTACAAACTCCCTATCGTCGTTGGTTATTTTGAAAGCTTCCCTTAGTTGTTCTGCGACGCTGACTTTGAGCACGTCGTTGTCGACCTTCTTCATCTCCACAGAAAGATACTCTGGTGTGGGATTTGTGTGGTATTTGGAGTAGTACTTTCCTATTTCTTTTATTATCCACTTGTGAGCCGGGTTGTCGAACTCCTCGTAATTAAGTACGTCGTGTATGTTCTGTAAAAACTCCTTGTGTCTAAGAAGGCTCGATAACACCTTTATCTGAAACACGGGTCCGTACTCGTTAAAGCTCTTCAATACTGTCATACTTATTTCAATTTGCTTATCGTGTGAAAATTGTTAAAGATCCAAGAGTTCAAGTTGTTTATGCTTGCACCCAAACTGTCCTCGTTGTAGAGGTTCACAAAATCAAGGGTTTTAAGATCTTTATTGGGATTCTCTATGAGATAATCTAAATCTTTTAGATCATCTTCGGAAATATTCGGATTGTGTAGGTCCATCAATTTCTCGTTTATCCTCAATTGATTTTGAAAGTTGAGTATGTTGTTGGAAGATTTGTTCTTCATCTCTTGGCACTTCTCTAGCACCTCATCCAAAGAAACAACGCGGTCTTCCCTAAGTTCTGGGAACATCTTTATAAGGGTTTTTGGCCCAAGTCCCTTAACTCCCGGTACGTTGTCTCCCGAATCTCCCAACAGAACTTTTTGTATTAGGAAATTTTCAGTGGACACCCCGTATTCTTGTTTCACTGTGTGAGGTTCGTAAAACCTTTTTTTAGTGGGAGAATACACGGAAACTTTGTCTGAAACCAGCTGCAGGTAATCTCTGTCTGAAGAAACTATCACTACCTTATCTTGGAACTGTTTGGCGAGTTTTCCTATCACGTCGTCCGCTTCGATCTTGTCTATGGATACCATGTCTACTGGGAGGCACTTTACGTAATCTATGAGCCTCACTATCTGGTTCTTTATGGCTTCTGATTCCTCTTGTTGGGATTCGAACATGTCCCAGTTTGTGATCCTTGTTATTCCCCTGTTAGCTTTGTATTCAGGATAAAGATACCTCTTGTTTGTTGAACTGCCTTTTCCGTCGAACACTATTACGATCCTGGTTGGCTTTATGAGGTTTATAACGTACCCAAGTGATCTTAAAAAGCCCGTGAGCCCGCCTATGTGGTTTCCGTGAATGTTCATGTGCTGTATCACGGTGAAAGACCTTATGAATAGGTTAAGAGCGTCTATCAACACTACCCTACTGTTCACGTGGATGCTTTGAGGCTTTTCTTCTACTAAAGAATCGAAAATCCTCTTGTGTTCTTCCTTCATTTTTAATTGTCCTCCGAAGTTACTGCGTCCTCTGTAAAGAATATGTCTGCGTTAACTGTAGTGTCTTCCTCTTCTACTACATCAAAAGTCTTGCTTCCCAAAACCTGCATCCACTGGTTGCTGTACTTCTTTTTGTACTCTTCTAGTTCCTTTTTGTCGTCTTTGATGAAACCGTGTACTGTCATAATCACCTTGTTTACGGCGGTTACCCCAGTGATGTGGTTCTTATCGCAGCTGATCTTGGTCCTTTTAGCGAATTCGACTTCCTTACCGTTCTTAGTCGCTTTGATCTTGTTCGTACCAGCAGAAGCAACGTTACCAAATGTGATAACAAGCGAAGAGTCGAAGTACATCGTGTTTCCGCCCTTGTTGTTCAACTTGGGTTGACTCATGATGGTTTCTGGTTTGGCGACCCACACTTTGTTGATAGCTATGAGTGTGTTTGTGTAGGGTTGGCTCTCTTTTCTTGAGAGTATGATCCTCTGGTTTATGAAGTTACCGAACTGTTGCGACATCGCTCCCGCGTTCCACTCGTTGTTGTTGGTCGACTTCTCAATACTCATCCTACACGGAATGGATCCAACAGAATCCCAAAAGAAACACAGATTGTAAGGAAGGCTACCTCGTTTCTGTTCGTCGAGTATGTCGGCTATGAAAGAAGATACGTCTTCTATACAATTGAGCTTCTCTCGATCTATGAACAGAAAAAATCCCTTGTAATCTACCACCTCTCCCGTGTTTGGATCAGCGACTTCTTCGAACTGCAATCCCATCTCCCTAGCGTGTTCCCAACTCCACTTCATTTCGGTGATGATGAACACGGGTAGAATACCCATTTTTTGCGCAGATATCGCTGCTTCAAGTAGAGCGGTGGTTTTTCCGGTGTCAGAGTGACCGCGAAGCAGCGTGATGTGACCCATGGGAAGACCGGGAATTTGCAGCGTGTCCTGAAACGCTTGCGACATGGGTATCCAAGTTTGGTCTTTGAATTTTACCGATGTTGTTGAAAGGTTCTTACTCTTCTTGAAAGAGTCAAGATTGAAATCTCCCTTAAGAGCTTTCGATATCGTGCCGTTTAGGCCCTCTTCTTTTTTTGACATGTGTAAAGGTTAAAAAAGTTCCTCCCGAAGGAGGAACCGTTTTTTGATTAGAGATTGAAAAGATCATCAAAACTGGTATCAGTAGCTTTCTTTGTTGTGTTCAAAGAGAAGGTTTTTGGAGTCTCTTCAACTTTGGGCTCTTCAATATCGTCCACGATCTTTTCAGCTTCGGGTTGTTCTGGGTTGAGGTACTTCTGAAGTTCGGTCTTGAGTTCGTCGTAAGAATACCTTTTGAAGATAGACAGCACGTCGGGTTGCGTGTTCAACCACTGTTCTACTTTTGAAGCTTCTTTTGAAATGGGCGTGCTCTTAACACTGACCCTTGCTTTCGGCGTATTGAAAGAGAGTCCGGTGTTTACCTTGTCTTCAACCTCTACGATGATGTCGCGGCCCTCGACTGGATCCGTGTAATCTCCGATGTCCTCGTCTTCTGAGAACTTAAGAAGATCCATGTAGATCTGCTTACCGAAACCCCAAAGGCGTACGCCTTTTTCTTCTTCGCCACGAACAAGCACAGGAGCAAATATCCTCATGCGTGGTTCGAGTTTCTTTGCGGATTGCCAATCACCTGTCTTTCTAAGACCCTGAGCGAATTCTAAGATGGGATCTTTTTCTCCGAAGTTTATCGGACTGATCATCGTCTTTCCTCCGACTTCGTAGTGAAAGTAAAGCTCTTTAAAGGGATTTTGTTTGTCGTACTTACTTGGTACGATACGGATTTGGTGTTTACCAACACCCGGTTTCCAGAAGTCTTGAGAAAGTTCCTCTTTCTTACCTCTGGGATTCTGAAGAGACGCGAGCCTCTGTTTGAGTTTGGAGATGTCCATGTTTAAAACTTTTATTTTAATATAAACAATAAAAACTAAAGGAAAAAATTTTTTTTCTAAATTTCCACAATTTTATGGATTTTAGTGGAAAGCCTCTTTATCTCTTCGCCTTGGGTGAGAAGCACCGAATTCCTGTAGTTTGCCCAATCCACTCTGTACGAAGTATCAAGTACACCGTTGTTTAGGGTCTTTATGAGGATGTTAAGCGCGTTGATAGTATAAAGCGTGTTGCTTTCTTTTTTCCTGTGCAGAAGTATGGTGTTGGGAAGGACCGTTGTTTGTGGTCCCTGCACTTCGATATTGTACGTGCACATGTATTCGTTCGAGTCCGGTGAACTCAAAACGAAAATTTTGCCGTACATTATAGTGTACTCTTCCCGTATCTCTTGTAGCCTTTCTTCTAGTTTGTCTTTGGGAGAAAAGGTACAGAAAAGCTTATTCATTAGCGATTCTTGTGTTAATTGGATTGTGTTAATCGAAACCATTTTGGTAGTAATAAATATGTTTGTTTTATCGTAAACTGTAATCCGTACCGTATTTGTATTTTACCAAGAAACCGTCTTTCTCTAATACTGCTTTTATTTGAACCAATATATCTTTGCCCTCAGAAGCGTCAACATCGAAGAGGAAAGAGTCGTAGGTTATCAGTACCAGTTTTGTTTTTTTGTCTTCCAACATATCGTTTATGCTAGATACGCGATCCACGTTCAACTTTGTTTCTATGTTTTGCACCACATAGTTAAACAGTTTGTATTTTGTTATTGCGTTGTTTGGTTTTATTATCCTACCCGTGGGAAGCTCGTACCCTCGGTTTGTTTTGTACCTGTTGTATTCTCCAGTGGCGTACTCGTCTATCTTAGAAAAAAAGTCTATGTGTTTGTACTTTTCTTCTACCCCACCGTAGAGTTGTCTGAACGTGATCTTCTTGGACTCTTGGTACTCCTCTTCTGTGAGTTGTTCCTTTTCGAA